ACGAGGTTGGTAAGTATATCGGGCCTCACTGGTCGACACTCGACGATAAAGAAATCCTACGTTTTGCTTATAAGCAAACTGGGACGAGACGTCGTAATCCCGACATCGCACGAGCTGAAATGGCAGCTCTTGAGGCAGCGGGGGAACTAAATGCCTGGTCTACTGGAAGGTGACATAGCTAAAGCTATTTTCGCAGGGTTTAAAGGTAAGTTACTTAAAGGCACCCTTCGTAGGGAAACTTTAGGAACCACCCTAGACACCTACGGAGACCCGACAGGGGACACGGTAACAATTTACCCGGTTGAAGGGTTTACCAGTGGTTATTCGGACTTCTACCGGATGTCTGCAGGCATACCTGAAACAGATTTAAAAGTTAGTATTTTCTCTGAATCGTCTCCCGGTCTTGTGCCGCAGAAAGATGATTTAGTTAAGTTTCAAGGCAGATGGTATCAGTTACGATCTGTAAATAACGACCCAGCCACGGCGCTTTATTCGTGCCGAGCGTTTGAAGTGGAGGCTCCGGTGTGAAACTAGTCTGGGACGTTAAGAAAGAAGTTGGTAGGATTAAACGTGTAGTTAGCGCCAGTTTGGAGGCGACGGCAGTGTTCTTAAAAGATGACGCTGTTCGAAGGATCGTAGATCCACCTAAGACGGGTCGGTACTATGTAGGAGCACCGTACCGAGTAGGTAAGCCACCTCACCAAGCTTCTGCACCGGGTGAGTCGCCTGCGGACGACAGTGGAGCGCTTAAAGCTTCTGGTCGCGTAGAAAAGAAGTCTGATTTTCATTTTGAGGTTAAGTTCGGGGGTCAAGGTGGAGTCGATTACGCGAGAGACTTAGAGTACGGTATGCCGCAGCTCAAGAACCCACTAGAGCCTCGACCTTTTTTACGGCCAGCGGTTGAAGAAACTCGAAGCAAGTTGCCTAAGATTCTGGATCTTGCGAGTTTTTACAGCAAAACTTTATAGATGCCATACAGGGAAGGTTAAGAGTGAGTGTAGATGTAGCCCCCGCTATACGTACTGCGGTTATCGCTAACAGCACGATAACAGACATTATCTCGACATATAAAGGCGCTGCGTCTGTCCATACGAGGGTGCCTGTGCCTACGGGGGTTACACTACCGTATGTCGTGATAGGGCCAGATGTTGCCATATCGGACTACGACGGCTTGATATCAGATAGGCCACGGGTAATACGGGATGTGTTCGTTTACGGAGCGGCAGGGAGCTCACGTCAAGATGACTATCGAGATGTTGAAACGGTAGCATATGAATTGAGAGACATGTTCCACAGGGACAAGACCTCGTTGACGGTAACTGGGTATGACGTAGTGGATGTTCAAGTTAACGGCCCCACACCAGCACCGTCCAGTGATGACGAGATCATTGGCAGAGTAGTAACTTTGACGATTAGACTAAGGAGTTCGACATGACAATCAGCACGGGGAGCGGCGTTCAGTTCTTCATCGGCACTACAATAAGTGCTGAAAACTTATCACAGTACCTATCGGATACATACACCGAGGTCGGGGAAGTTGAAGATATCGGCGAATTCGGTGACGAAGCAGAAGAGGTAACGTTCGCTTCTCTTGCCGATGGTCGATTACGTAAGCTTAAAGGCGTAAGAAACGCCGGTACGATGGCCGTTATCTGCGGTGACGATCCAAGTGACTCTGGTCAGGCGGCGCTTGTCACAGCAGAGGCAGACGTACTTGATTACAACTTCAAAGTTGTGTTAAACGATAAGTTGACAGACGGGGGTACCCCCTCTGAGCACTATTTCAGGGGTAAGGTAATGTCGAAACGTTTGGCAGTTGGAACTGTTAACAACGTTCTACGACGTACATTTAACGTGGGTGTTAACTCTGAGATAATCGAGGTAGACCCAACATAACAAACCATTAAGGCGGTTATATGGTTAGCAAATCAAACATCGGTTCGGGTGACGTTGAGGTTCGTTTAGGCGGAGAGAAATTAGTTCTCCGCCCGTCTCTGAATGCAGCTATCAAGTTAAGCACGATGCCGGGTGGATTAACTAATCTCGTCACTCGTTGCTCTAACTTAGACTTTGAAGCCATCAGTGACGTTCTTATCATTGGCGGCGAAATGAAAGTCGATGAGAAAACCAAGGAGAAGATATACAAGGCGGGTTTAATAGACCTAACGGTGCCGTGTATCGAGTATCTGAACATACTGGCGAGTGGCGGCAAGCGTCCTGAGAAAGAGGAAAAAGACGAAGATGTCCCTTTGGGCCGAAACTCTCGATAGAAGACTATTACCGGGAGTTAGCTAAATATGCAATGGGGTGGCTCGGCTGGGGGCCAGACGTAGCGCTTTCAGCCGACGTCAACTGCATACTCATAGCGATGGAAGGTAAGGTCGAGATGATGAACCCTTCTGCCGTAGGAAGAGAGAAGGCGGGTAGTTTAGCCGCTTCTAAGTTCCGGTCGTTCGCTAGAGATCACAATTTAAGATGGGGGGTACAGCATGGCTGATGGCGAAATTAAAGCGGTAGTCACTGCGGATATCTCATCGTTCGAGACGAAATTAAAGACCGCTGAAAAAGCGGCTGAAACTTTCCGCACTAAACTAAATAAAAGCTTAACGGGCAGCACAGGTGAGTTTGTAACTAACCTGAAAAAAGACGTGGACGCTGTTCAGAAAGTCCTACCTAAGTTTAAAGAACTACTTCAGCCTCTAAAAGACATCGGTGCGAAACTGCGCCCGATCAATACGGCTTTCGGTAACTTGGCAACCAAGTTGAATAAAGTTGCTGAGAAAGGCATGGATGCGGCTATCAGTTTAACTGATGTTGCTGATGCTTTGACTAAAGCCGACCAAAAGCTGAAAGGCATTACCGATAAGATTTCTACGAACACGACCGTCACTAACGCCCTAGTCAAAGCGAACAAAGACTTAACCAACAGCACTAAAGCTGCGGGACAAGCGACGCAGAACTCGATAAATAAGACCACCAAGCAGATAGACGTATCGGGTAGAACACTGGATGCTTTCGCGGACTCTGCGGCCCTAGTCACCGGCCCGTTAGGCGGGATATCCTCTCGAATACAAGTTTTAAATAGGGCTTTTAGCTCAGGCACCCTGTCGATCGTTGGTGCGACTACAGCATTGGTTCTGTACGGGCAAGCGGTTAAGAGAGGGGTACAAGAGACCATCCAGTATGAAGAGGCTCAGAGACGTATTCAAGCTGTCTTGAAGGCCACGGGTAACACGGCCCGATTTACGAAAGACGAGATGGTGGCGTTTGCCGATGAGCTCGCGTTGAACACGCTGGGTGATTCGCTAGAGATACAAAGAGCTCAAGCTCAGTTGTTATCGTTCAGGGGTGTATCTAGGGACGTTTTCTTTGAAGTCATAGAGCTATCTCAAGACTTGTCGTCTGCCGGGTTCGGTACGCTTGCTCAGAACGCTAAGCGTTTGGGTAAGGCTGTTCAGTCGCCTGCCAAGTCGATGGAGGCGCTCAGAGAGATAGGGATCAAACTCAAGCCAGAGGTATTAGAGCTCGCTAAGAGGTTAGAGCTGTCCGGTAATCGTCTTGAAGCTCAAAGACTGGTATTAGATGCGGTCGCCGATGCCGTGGGCGGTGTGGCCAGAGAGATCGGTTCGGATGGATTAGCGGCAGCGCTTGATACGGCAGGTCAAAGAGCGAGTGAGTTTTTCAGGACGCTTGCTGAAGAAAGTAACGCAATTACGCTAACTCAAAAGTACATCAATGGGTTTGCTAACGGACTCCATAACCTAACCATAGCCATCAGGGATTTCAATCGAACTTCGTTTACAAATGATAAGTTCAAAGACGCGGTTGCTGAGCGTTTTAATCTTATTAAGAAACTCGAAAAACGCATGGAGAAAGTCGGGGAGAGCCATGAGGTATTTCCTGATACTGAAGTAAGGTTGTATGAGAGATCGATAACCAAGCTAGACAAAGTTCTCGAAGGTCACAGTAAAGCTAAGATCGTTGCATATGAGGAAGAACTTCGGCTGCAAGACCTACTGTCCGATCGGATAGACATTAATAGAAAGATCGCTTTGTTGGCCAGCAAACAGTCTGATCGTTACTACACCTCCGATCGAATTAGGGGTGCTCTCGCGGAGCAAAAGGAAGATCTCGAAGATATAAATAAGCTTATCGTCAAGCAAGCGAAACTCGTCAAAGAGGCTCGTAAGGCTGCCGCAGGTGACTTTAAAGACGTTGAAGAAGACGACGGGGGTGCGTTCGACCTAAGTAAGAAACAAGCCAAGATACGTAAAGAGTTTTCGGCTGAGCAGAACCGATTGAACTCTTTGAGAACTGTCTCGCTTCGAAGCACTAAGGAAGAGAATAAGATACTCAGCCATATGCTTGCACTAGACAGCGACCGGAACATGTCGATGCGGGAGTTCACAAAGAATCAGAAGGAGGCCACGGCACTAATCCGTCTTGGTCTCGACGGGCGTCATAAGAGCGTCGATGTTCTGAAAAGAGAACTTGCTGCTGCTGAAGAACTGGCGCTTGCTAACAAAGACTCTGACGACGCGCATAAATCCCTGTTGGCCGTTTTAAAGATAGAGGCTCAGCTAAGAGCGGCCATAGCTGCTGGGGCTGTGAAAGCGGCGAATGATGAGAACGACCTGCTTAATGAGGCCATACGAGCTAGGCTCACTTTGAAGTCGCTCAAAGAGGAAGATGAGAACGACCTCAAGATATTAGAGAAAAAACTGGCCATCGAAGAGAAGTTTTCTAATTTTATCGGGTCTAATGCTGAACAGAACAATCAAATCGCGGATGCTAAGGAAGTTGAGATACGTCTCGCCGAGCGGTTAATCAGCCTGTCTAATAAAGGGATCAATCTAAGTGAAGATCAGATTCAGGCTGAGAGGGATCGAATCACTTTGATGGTGGAAAGGGATCGACAGCTTCAGAACATAACGGACAAGACAGAAGCGTTAGCTGAATTTGAAAAAGACAGGTTGGAGGCGCAAGAGAAAGCGAATGAGGCTGCTCTTGAGTTCACTGAAAAATTGGTATCAGGGATGACAAAGTTGATTTTCTCCGGTAGCGATTTTAAAGACGTCTTGAAGGACATAATCGCTAACTTGATCATAGCCGAGTCACAAGCTCAGCTATTGGCGTCCGTTGAGTTCTTAAAAGGGAATCGAGATAGCGCTTTCACAACGTCTAGGGGAGACGGAAGCATCTTAGGGGATCTTTGGAAGTTCGGTTCGTCTATATTGGACAATCTAAAACCGTCGGTTGCTACAGATTCGATAGGTTCAATATCAGGTGGGTCGTCGTTCGGTAATAAGCTAAACAGTCCTCTCAACGCCGTTCAGATGCACACGGGTGGCACAGTGGGCATGAAAGCAAGCACTAGGAAAATGCCAGTAGCAACCGCCATCAATGCGCCACGTTTCCACGACGGGTTACGTCAGAATGAGATGCCAGCTATACTTGAGAAAGGCGAAGAGGTGATACCGAAAGATCAAGTCGGTCGCCAGCGAAGAGGCAATACGAGCATAACGTTCAATGTTTCGACGCCAAATGCGGACAGCTTCAGGCGCTCCGAACGACAGCTTTCTCGACAGTTTAAACAATCAGTAGGTGGACGATGACACGTTTTGTAGATGAGTACATGCCTGACCAAGTGCCGGGGTTCCCGTGCGTATCGTCGCCTCGATGGGCTACTGACATTCAGATTGTCGATTCAGGCGCGGAGCAAGCGAACCAACGCTGGGTTCACCCCCTGCACAAGTTTAAGCTTCCTGACGCTATCAGAGAGCATGACACGTACAACGCTATCCATAATCACTGGATGGCGATGAGAGGGCCGCTGTACACGTTTCCGTTCAGAGACCCGTTAGACTTTGCGAGTGTTGACTTAGACCTTCCCAACACGGTGCCTACGCTATCTAGGGTAGATCAGAACATAGGCACGGGCGACGGGACAACAACTCAGTTTCAACTGACTAAAACGTACACGTCAGGCGCTCAGACGTATGACCGCAACATCTATCATCCGATTGTTAGCACTGTTCTGGTCGGCGTTGATGGCGAAGACCCGGAAGTAGCGTCACCAGACTACCCGTGGAGTGTGAGTCGAACCACAGGCATTGTTACGTTCGACGTACCGCCCGACAACGGTGCAGTCATAACAGCGGGGTTCCTGTTTGATGTTGAAGTTAGGTTCGGGGGTGACGATGCGTTCGACGGTATTGTTCAGACTTATGGCGTCAGTGGCTTCGCAGATATCGATCTGTTCGAAGTCAGGACGTGTGTGTAGGGGGCGACATGGCGATATTGTGGGCAGAATCGTTTGGTAAGTACGGCTTGTATGAAAAGAAGGCTCAAGACGACTTGTGGTACTATCTTGATGGGGTTGGAAGTGGGTGGAGTCTACAGACTTCGACCGTTAGGACTGGCACGCATACTATTACTACAAATTGGGACGCGTCTTACATAAAAAGGGTGTTAGGGGTTGCAGCGACTACAGTGGGCGTCGGGTTCAATCTTTGGACACCAAGCTTACCTTCAATACCTAATGCCGCACCTATCCTTATACTAAGGGACTCTAGCTCTCTGACTAACATATCACTCGATATTCAGACGACTGGGGCGATACAGGTATACCGTGGCGATAACCATAACGGTGGTGCGGGGGTTAAGATAGCAGAATCGACCACACACTGTATTGGCACAAATCGGTTTCAACGTGTTGAACTAAAAGCAGTGATTCACGGGTCAACAGGTAGTGTAGAGGTCAGGGTTAACGGCGTCACTGTGGCCAGCGCGTCGAATGTTGACACACACGCATCTGACGCGGAGTCGTTGGGTAGCGGGACGCCAGACCCCAGTGTGTCTGAGGTGTCATTTCCGGGCCGGGGCGATCTCTCTACTGCTTTCTTCCCAACCATCGACGACATAGTGGTGTGGGATGGTACAGGGTCGTACAACAATGATTTCATAGGTGATCAGAGGGTGTATGCATTAGCCCCCAACGGCGACACGGCTCAAGCGGATTGGACAGCTTTAAGCGGGAGTGGTTTCTCAAACATAGATGAAGCCGACCCCGATGAGGACACGAGTTATCTATACGCAGCGGCACCCGGCTCTCCGAACACACTGACATCTGAGTTCGACTTAGAGAACCTACCTGTCTCGTCTGGATCAGTAGCCGCAGTGATAGCATGTAGTCGAGTTCGTAAGGACGTAGCTGGGTTGGTTGAGTTCCAACACGGTCTCGTATCAGGAGCGTCTGAAAGTAAGGGCGCAGTTAGACCCTGCGACCCGGTGTACATTTTTAAAGAGGATGTGTTCGAGACTGATCCAGCATCAGGCGTAGCATTCACACCGTCTGATGTTAACAGTTTGAAGATACAGATAAACAGGACGACGTAACATGGCATTGATATGGATGGAAGGTTTCGACCACTATGGCGGTGACTATAACAACATGCTCGACGGGGCATGGGGTGAGATACAGACAGGTTGGACGCTGGACAGCTCTATAAAACGTACAGGGACGTACAGCTTGAAACTTGCGGCAGGTTCAGCCGAGACGATGGTGCGTCGGGTTCTAGGGAACTCTTACACTACGATCGGTGTCGGGTTCGCTCTATATATAGACTCTCTGCCTGCGGTTAGCTACTACTGTCATCTCGTAGAACTAAGAGATAACGGTAATGCGCCTAACCTTACTCTGAGCCTCGCATCGACAGGCGACTTGGAGGTGTATCGGGGGATAGCAGAGCCGGGGTACGGAACTCTGTTAGCTTCTACGTCCGACGCCCCTATCGTCACGGGGGCTTTCCAACACGTCGAACTTCAGGCGACTATAGACGGTAGCGCCGGTGCCGTTGAAGTTCGCGTGAACGGCGTCACAGTTTTGACTGTATCTGGGGTTGATACCGTAGCCGGTGCAGGTGAGAACCGAGTCCCATCGATAGCGGCGAATGACAATGTTAGCCAGCTCGCTTTTTCTGGTAGAAACGACTGGGCTCAAGCAGAAGACATCATTACTCACACCACGTATTTCGACGACATCTACGTGTACGACATGACAGGCAGCTTCAACAACACATGGCTTGGCGACAGGCGCATCTATACGTTGTTCCCAAGCGCTGACACGGTTGATGCGGGTTGGACACCTTTGAGCGGGGATGGGTACACGAACATAGACGAAGGCGTCGATGATGATACGTCTTACATATCGGCTGGCGTTCCCGGTTCACCCGATGAGACATCATCTACGTTTGAACTTGATAATATACCTGAGACGGTAGGACTTGTTTCAGCAGTTGAGACAGTGCATCTCGTTAAGAAAACAGAGGCGGGTCTAGCTGATGTTAGGTCGGGTATTGTATCTAACGGCTCAACAAGCGAAGGCAGTATCCATCCTCTGAACACCATCTACACGTACCATAGCGATGTGTTTGAGTTTGATCCCGACACGGGTGCTTCTTTCACTCTGTCTGCAATCGACGCCCTGCAACTTAAAATAACACGGGTGACTTAATGGCTAAGTATTTAGAGACATTTGAGTCCGAAACGATAGGCACCGTTCCGTCTAACTGGACTCCAACGTGGGACACTTCGTCGTGTACGTGGTCGGTCGAAACTGACGGCGGTAGCCCCAGTGATCAGTTCGTTAGGGTCACGGGCACTCCTACTTTAAGCGAAGATTATTTCTTGAGGTTCGACGGTGCCACGCTATCAGAACAAGAAGACGTTCAGATACTCGCTAAGGTACGGTCGAATGCACAATGGGCGGGTATCGTTCTAAGAGGTGATGACTCTACTAGAGATGCCTACGTCATAACGTGTTTTTTCGATTCCAGTCTCCACTGGATTTATCGATCTGTTTCATTCCCGGCGGGTGGCCTCGTTGCTCCGGGTGCCTTCCTTGGGGGCACCATCCCGTCGAACACTTGGGGTTGGGTTAAGGTTCAGATTCTAGGTGACGTCATACGGGTTAAGATCTGGCCTGACGGTAGCTCGGAACCGGAGTATTGGCAAGGGTGGCTCCGTGAGGGCAATATCAGCGGGTACAACCATGTCGGCCTTCGCCCCAACATTACATCACCGAGTGACACCATAGACTGTAGCGTATTTCACGTCGGGACTAACGGAGACCCAGCAGACTTATCGGGCGATGAGGTCGG